AAGCTCAGAAAGTTCATCAAGCAGTAGTTCTTCTGAAAGTTCTTCAAGTTCCAGTTCTGAAAGTTCGTCAAGCAGTAGTTCAGAAAGCTCAAGCTCAAGTTCCAGTTCTGAAAGCTCTTCAAGCTCAAGCTCTGAGAGTTCTTCAAGTTCAAAATCTAGTGAAACATTTAGTAGTTCAAGTTCTGAATCTAGCTCAACAAGCTCTGCAAGTTCTGAAAGTTCAAGTTCTAGTAGTGAAAGCTCTTCAAGCTCAAGCTCTGAGAGTTCTTCAAGTTCGTCAAGTGAGAGTTCGTCAAGTTCGTCAAGTGAAAGTTCTAGTTCTTCAGAAAGTTCTTCAAGTTCTTCAAGCTCTGAAAGTTCAAGTAGTTCAAGCTCTGAAAGTTCAAGTAGTTCAAGCTCTGAAAGTTCAAGTAGTTCAAGCTCTGAAAGTTCAAGTTCAAGTTCAAGTAGTGAAAGCTCAAGTTCTTCAAGTAGTGAATCATCTTCAAGTTCAAGTAGTGAATCATCTTCAAGCTCAAGTTCAGAAAGTTCAAGTTCATCAAGTTCAGAGAGTTCTTCCAGCTCAAGTAGTGAGAGTTCATCAAGCAGTAGTTCTTCTGAAAGTTCGTCAAGTTCCAGTTCTGAGAGTTCGTCAAGTTCCAGTTCTGAGAGTTCGTCAAGTTCCAGTTCTGAGAGTTCATCAAGCAGTAGTTCTGAAAGCTCAAGTTCTAGTTCTTCTGAAAGCTCAAGTTCTAGTTCTTCTGAAAGCTCAAGTTCATCAAGCTCGGAAAGTTCCTCAAGCAGTAGTTCAAGTGAATCATCATCAAGTTCTAGTTCAGAAAGCTCAAGTTCTTCAGAAAGTTCCTCAAGCAGTAGTTCTGAATCATCTAGTTCTAGTTCAAGTGAATCATCTAGTTCGTCAAGCTCGGAAAGTTCAAGTTCATCAAGTTCGGAAAGTTCAAGTTCAAGTTCTAGTTCAGAAAGTTCTTCAAGCAGTAGTTCAGAAAGTTCTTCAAGCAGTAGTTCTGAAAGTTCATCAAGCTCAAGTTCTGAAAGTTCATCAAGTTCCAGTTCTGAGAGTTCTAGCTCAAGCTCAAGTAGCGAATCATCAAGCTCATCAAGCTCTGAGAGTTCAAGTTCATCAAGCTCTGAAAGTTCAAGTTCAAGTAGTTCTGAAAGTTCATCAAGTTCAAAATCTAGTGAAACATTTAGTAGTTCAAGTTCTGAATCTAGCTCAACAAGCTCTGCAAGTTCTGAAAGTTCAAGTTCTTCAAGTGAAAGTTCGTCAAGTTCATCAAGTGAAAGTTCGTCAAGTTCATCAAGTGAAAGTTCGTCAAGTTCGTCAAGTGAAAGTTCTAGTTCTTCAGAAAGTTCATCAAGTTCATCAAGTTCTGAAAGTTCATCAAGCAGTAGTTCTAAAAGTTCATCAAGTTCAAGCTCAGAAAGTTCATCAAGTTCAAGCTCAGAAAGTTCAAGTTCCAGTTCAAGTTCTGAGAGTTCAAGTTCATCAAGCTCGGAAAGTTCATCAAGCAGTAGTTCTGAATCTAGTTCAAGCTCAAGTAGTGAGAGTTCAAGTTCGTCAAGCTCAGAAAGTTCAAGTTCGTCAAGCTCAGAAAGTTCTTCATCCAGTTCTGAGAGTTCTTCAAGCAGTAGTTCAAGTGAATCATCATCAAGCTCAAGTTCTGAAAGTTCAAGTTCATCAGAAAGTTCTTCAAGCAGTAGTTCCGAATCATCAAGTTCATCAAGTAGTGAATCATCAAGTTCATCAAGTAGTGAATCATCAAGTTCATCTAGTAGTGAATCATCAAGTTCTAGCTCAAGTTCTGAAAGTTCTTCAAGTTCAAGTTCCGAATCATCTTCAAGCAGTAGTTCTGAAAGTTCAAGTTCTTCAAGTTCTGAAAGTTCAAGTTCTTCAAGTTCTGAAAGTTCTAGCTCAAGTTCAAGTAGTGAGAGTTCTTCCAGCTCAAGTTCAGAAAGTTCAAGTTCTTCAAGTTCTGAGAGTTCATCAAGCAGTAGTTCTGAAAGTTCATCAAGTTCAAAATCTAGTGAAACATTTAGTAGTTCAAGTTCTGAATCTAGCTCAACAAGCTCTGCAAGTTCTGAATCATCAAGTTCAAGTTCAGAATCTAGTAGTAGTTCTGAAAGTTCGTCAAGCAGTAGTTCTGAGAGTTCAAGTAGTTCTAAGAGTTCTTCCAGCTCAAGTTCTGAAAGTTCTTCCAGCTCAAGTTCTGAAAGTTCTTCCAGCTCAAGTTCTGAAAGTTCATCAAGCAGTAGTTCTGAAAGTTCGTCAAGCAGTAGTTCTGAAAGTTCTTCCAGCTCAAGTTCAAGTGAATCATCAAGTTCATCAAGTTCAAGTGAAAGTTCGTCAAGTTCTAGTTCAGAAAGTTCATCAAGCAGTAGTTCAGAAAGTTCATCAAGCAGTAGTTCAGAAAGTTCATCAAGTTCAAGTTCTGAAAGTTCATCAAGTTCCAGTTCTGAAAGTTCTTCAAGCAGTAGCTCTGAGAGTTCAAGTTCTAGCTCAAGTAGTGAAAGTTCATCTAGCTCAAGTAGTGAAAGTTCGTCAAGTGTAGTTCAAGTTCCGAATCTAGCTCAACAAGCTCTGCAAGTTCTGAAAGTTCAAGTTCAAGTAGTGAATCATCTTCAAGTTCTGAAAGTTCATCTAGTTCTAGCTCTGAAAGTTCGTCAAGTTCTGAATCATCTTCAAGTTCTGAAAGTTCGTCAAGCAGTAGTTCTGAATCATCATCAAGCTCAAGTTCTGAAAGTTCATCAAGTTCTGAAAGTTCTTCAAGCAGTAGTTCTGAAAGTTCTTCAAGCAGTAGTTCTGAATCATCATCCAGTTCAAGTTCAGAAAGTTCTTCAAGCAGTAGTTCTGAATCATCTTCCAGCTCAAGTAGTGAGAGTTCGTCAAGCAGTAGTTCTGAATCATCATCAAGCTCAAGTTCTGAAAGTTCTTCAAGCTCTGAAAGTTCTTCAAGCAGTAGTTCTGAAAGTTCGTCCAGCTCAAGTTCTGAAAGTTCATCAAGTTCCGAATCATCTTCAAGCAGTAGTTCTGAAAGTTCAAGTTCATCAAGTAGTGAATCTAGCTCAAGTTCTAGTAGTGAGAGTTCAAGTTCATCTAGTAGTGAGAGTTCATCAAGTAGTGAGAGTTCATCAAGCTCAAGTTCCGAGAGTTCTTCAAGCAGTAGTTCCGAGAGTTCATCAAGCTCAAGTTCCGAGAGTTCTTCAAGCAGTAGTTCAGAAAGTTCTTCAAGTTCAAGTAGTGAGAGTTCTTCCAGCTCAAGTTCTGAATCTAGTTCAAGTGATGTATTTGGTAAAGTATGGGGTTATGAAACACCTATAGGTAATAAAGGATTGCCATGGGATAATTGGAAGTTTAAAGAATCTGCTGTGGATGCTAGATATGATTCAAGTTATGGTGTATTAAAAATAAGATTAGATGAAGAGTTTGTAAGCCCTGTGGTTGATTTTGGATCAAGTGAAACAAGATACTTAATTACTGATTATGATACTTATGATACAGGACTCGGATCTGGTACAATTCAATGGAGAGGACATAATACAACATCATTTAACCAAGATGATGATGAAGTTAGTGGACCGACTTGGGAAAACTATGGTGCTGGTAATAAAGATTGGAGATATGCACAATTAAAGGTAACAGGTTAAGGATATGAAACAAGAGTTAATAGATGGAATTATACTTTTAATTAAAAATCTTCCAGAATGGGGGAAAAGACAAAAAGTTACTATTCTTTTAGGTATGGAGTCTTTTGTTTCATATTTACCAACAGAAAGAATAATTAGAATTAAGACAGTAAGATGTGATTTTTGTGGAGCTTGTTGTATGGAATTACCACCCAATAGTAATTTTCTTTTGGTATTGACGATGAAGGTAAATGTAATGTTCTTTATAAAGATAGAGATGGCACATGGAAATGTGGTGCAAAATATAATAAACCATATAGATGTCTTGGCGATCCGTCAAAAAGAAACACACCAGAATGTTGTATAGAATATTTGGAGATTAAAGTATAAATGGCTAATTATTATCTTGAAGATCATGGTACGGCTAAATTAGGTGAAACTAATTATACCTTGCAAGATACGCTGCTACTGCTTGTAATAAAGATACAGAAACTTCACATGAATATAGACTAGAGTTTAGTGAGGACGGTGGTGCGTGGACACCTGTTGGTGCCGCTACAGCTATTGCTTGGGGTTCGACTTCAATAACTACACCTGCAGTTCAAACCACTACTCAGTTATGTGGTGCTGTTGATGTTAGTGATGTTTACACTAATACTGATTCAGATAATTCAATTACTGCCGGTGAAGTTTTGTCAGGGGCAGATGCTGAATTTCAATGGATGCTTAATCTTGATAATGCCAATATTAGTAGTGTTTATACATTTCAAGTTTATTGTGTTACTGATACAGTAGTTTTAAATAATACAATTAACTCAACAATAACAATTGAAGCAGATAGTTCAAGCAGTAGTTCTGAAAGTTCTAGCTCATCAGAAAGTTCTTCAAGCAGTAGTTCTGAATCATCTTCAAGCAGTAGTTCTGAAAGTTCTTCCAGCTCAAGCTCTGAAAGTTCAAGTTCATCAGAATCATCTTCCAGCTCAAGTTCTGAAAGTTCTTCAAGCAGTAGTTCTGAATCATCTTCAAGCAGTAGTTCTGAAAGTTCTAGCTCATCAGAAAGTTCTTCCAGCTCAAGTTCTGAAAGTTCTTCAAGCAGTAGTTCTGAAAGTTCTTCAAGCAGTAGTTCTGAAAGTTCTAGCTCATCAGAAAGTTCTTCCAGCTCAAGTTCTGAATCATCTTCAAGTTCTGAATCATCTTCAAGCTCAAGTTCTGAGAGTTCAAGCTCATCAAGTAGTGAATCAAGTTCAAGTAGTGAGAGTTCTTCAAGTTCAAGTTCAGAAAGTTCTTCAAGTTCTAGTTCTGAATCATCCAGTTCTTCAGAAAGTTCTAGTTCAAGTTCTTCTGAAAGTTCTTCAAGCAGTAGTTCTGAAAGTTCAAGTTCATCAGAATCATCTTCCAGCTCAAGTTCTGAATCTAGCTCAAGTAGTGAATCATCTTCAAGCAGTAGTTCTGAAAGTTCTTCCAGCTCAAGTTCTGAAAGCTCATCAAGTTCAAGTTCTGAAAGCTCATCAAGTTCAAGTTCTGAAAGCTCATCAAGTTCAAGTTCTGAATCTAGCTCAAGTAGTGAGAGTTCTAGTAGTGAGAGTTCCAGTTCATCCAGTAGTGAGAGTTCATCAAGCAGTAGTTCTGAGAGTTCATCAAGCAGTAGTTCTGAGAGTTCATCCAGTTCTAGTTCAGAAAGTTCTTCCAGCTCAAGCTCTGAAAGTTCGTCAAGTTCAAGTAGCGAATCAAGTTCAAGTAGCGAATCTTCAGCTATTATTGAATCAAGTTCTAGTTCTTCTGAATCATCAAGTTCTAGTTCTTCAGAATCTAGCTCAAGTTCTACGTCTTCTATATCAAGTTCACAAAGCTCAAGTTCTGAAAGTTCAAGCTCAGAGGGTTTTACATGGATAATTGAAGATATATTATTTGATGAAGGTACTGAATCAAGTAGTTCTAGTTCTGAAAGTTCAAGTTCATCAAGTAGTGAATCAAGTTCAAGTAGTGAAAGTTCTTCCAGCTCAAGTAGTGAATCTTCAAGTTCTTCAAGCTCTGAGAGTTCAAGTAGTGAATCTTCAAGTTCTTCAAGCTCTGAGAGTTCAAGTAGTGAATCTTCAAGTTCTTCAAGTAGTGAATCATCTTCAAGCAGTAGTTCTGAGAGTTCACTTCAAGTTCAAGTAGTGAATCTTCAAGTTCATCAAGTAGTGAATCTTCAAGTTCATCAAGTAGTGAATCTTCAAGTTCATCAAGTAGTGAATCTTCAAGTTCATCAAGTTCAAGTTCTGAATCTAGCTCAAGTTCTAGTAGTGAGAGTTCAAGTTCATCAAGTAGCGAGAGTTCAAGTTCTTCAAGCTCGGAAAGTTCTTCAAGTTCAAAATCAAGCACAGCATTTAGTAGTTCAAGTTCTGAATCATCCTCAACAAGTTCTGAAAGCTCTGAATCATCAAGTTCAAGCTCGGAGAGTTCTAGTTCATCAAGCTCGGAAAGTTCTAGTTCATCAAGCTCAGAAAGTTCATATAGTTCAAGTTCTGAGAGTTCTTCAAGTAGTGAGAGTTCATCAAGTTCAAGTAGTGAGAGTTCATCAAGTTCAAGTAGTGAGAGTTCATCATCGGAAAGTTCAAGTTCATCAAGTTCTGAGAGTTCTTCAAGCTCAAGTAGTTCAGAAAGCTCAAGTTCATCAAGTAGTGAATCATCTTCAAGTAGTGAATCATCTTCAAGTTCAAAATCAAGCACAACATTTAGTAGTTCAAGTTCTGAATCTAGCTCAACAAGTTCTGAAAGTTCAAGTTCTAGTAGTCAAAGTTCTGAAAGTTCGTCAAGTTCCAGTTCTGAGAGTTCGTCAAGTTCCAGTTCTGAGAGTTCATCAAGTAGTGAATCATCAAGTTCTAGTTCTTCAGAATCATCAAGTTCTAGTTCTTCAGAATCATCTAGTTCTAGTTCTAGCTCTGAAAGTAGAGTTCTTCCAGCTCAAGTTCAGAAAGTTCATCAAGCAGTAGTTCTGAAAGTTCATCAAGCAGTAGTTCTGAATCATCAAGCAGTAGTTCAAGTGAATCATCAAGCTCAGAAAGTTCATCTAGCTCAAGTTCTGAATCATCAAGTTCAGAAAGTTCATCAAGCAGTAGTTCAGAAAGTTCATCAAGCAGTAGTTCAGAAAGTTCATCTAGCTCAAGTTCTGAATCATCAAGTTCAAGTTCTTCTGAAAGTTCCGAATCATCAAGTTCCGAATCAAGTTCTAGTTCAAGTTCACAATCGTCTTCAAGCAGTAGTTCTGAGAGTTCTTCCAGTTCAGGTTCTTCTGAATCTTCCAGTTCAAGTAGTGAATCTAGCTCAAGTAGTGAATCTAGTTCAAGTAGTGAATCTAGTTCAAGTAGTGAATCTAGTTCAAGTAGAACATTTAGTTCATCTAGTTCTTCTAAATCATCAAGCTCAAGCTCAGAAAGTTCTTCAAGTAGTGAAAGTTCGTCAAGTTCCAGTTCTGAAAGTTCTTCTATATCAAGTTCTGAAAGCTCTAGTTCGTCTTCAGAATCAAGTTGGAGCAGTGAATCTAGTTCTTCACAAATACCAAAAATAATAAAGCCAATAATTGGCGATGGCCTAGATAAACAAGGAAAAACGGAAACAATAATTGGCGATGGCCTAGATAAACAAGGAAAGGCAGAAACAATAATTGGCCAAGGTTTGGATAAACAAGGAAAAACGGAAACAATAATTGGCGATGGCCTAGATAAACAAGGAACGGCAGAAACAATAATTGGCGATGGCCTATATAAACAAGGAAAAACGGAAACAATAATTGGTGATGGGCTTGATAAACAAGGAACGGCAGAAACAATAATTGGTGATGGGCTTGATAAACAAGGAACGGCAGAAACAATAATTGGCCAAGGTTTGGATAAACAAGGAACGGCAGAAACAATAATTGGCCAGGGTTTGGATAAACAAGGAACGGCAGAAACAATAATTGGCCAGGGTTTGGATAAACAAGGAAAAACGGAAACAATAATTGGTGATGGTATAAATAAACAAAGAAAAACTGGAACAATAATTGGTCAAGGTTTAGATAAAATTAGATAAATAATATAAATAACATAAAGGTATAAAAATGGCAAATATAATTTATAATAAATTTAAAGAATACTTAGGTAATGATACAATTGATTTAGATAATGATACATTTAGAGTTGCATTATTAACTAGTTCACATATACCATCTGCTGGTTATGTTTCGTTTGCAGATGTTTCATCAAATGAGGTATCTGGTGCTGGATATATAGCAAATGGTCAAAAACTAACAAATGTAACATGGGGCGAATCTGGTGATGGTATATCTTATTTTAATGCTGATGATCCTGAATGGACTGATGCAAGTTTTACAGCTAGATATGCTGTTATTTATGATGATACAACTACTGTACCACCAAATGTGCTTGTATGTATGTATGATTTTGTAGTAGATCAGTATGTTAATAATGGAACTTTTATATCAACATTAGATCCAAGGGGGATATTAAAAATACAATAATGAAAATATTAAGTAGTAAAAAAATAAGAAAACAGTTAAAAATTTTATGGCCAATGTTTACTAAACTAGATGAAATATGGCTCACAGATAGAGATTATTATTGTCCACCAATAAAACAAGTTGATGAAGCAATAAAGAAATGTGGTGTAGTGAATAAACTACCTAAAGGCGAGGCGTTTGATTGTGATGATTTTGCATTGGTAGCAAATGCTCTAGTAAGATTATATTTTATAGAAAAGGAATGGAATAAAGAAGGTAATAATTGGTATCCTATAGCATTTGGTGAAGCCATTGGAACAAAATGGAATGGATGGAGTGATGTTCATTCAGCAAATATTTGTATATGTGAAGAAGGTATAATGTTATTAGAACCACAGCATGGCACTATGTGGAGAGCAAACACAAATGATGATAATTTATTTTTTATAAAGATATAATATGAAAGATTTACTAGAAAGATTATATGAGGCAATTGTTGTTGGTAATTATCCAGATGATGGGTCTACTGGCATTGCTGGTGATGATGATAACCCACCTGGAAATATTGTTTATGGTGAGAAGTATAAGAAAACTAATGACTATTTCAATAAACTTACAAATTTTAAAACTCAATATAAAACAGATTTAAGTAATTGGTATTGGGATGAGTTTGAAAGTTCTATAGGTATGGAAGATCCAAGGAATTATTCATCTACATTAGATAGTATGGAAGATAGATTGCCTGGTTTATGGGGTCATGTAAAAAGAAGTGTTCCAGATGCTGAAAGAAAGGCTGATTTAAGAAAAATGAAAAAAGAAATTCCAGATGAACCACTAGGTGATGAAGAAGAAGAATCAGCAGAAGATGAGTTAGATGATAGTGTTATATTAAATAGAATAGATAAGTATATGGAGAAACGATGGAAACTATAGAAAAATATTTAATTGAAAGAAATCCAGGTGGTTCGGCAAAACCAGGAAAATATACAAGTAAGCTAGTAAAAATAGACAAAAAATTGAAAAAAAATGTAAATGAACTAAAAAAACTTATATATACCATTGATGCTGGTGTACATACTGATAGAAATCGTAATCATGTTCACGATATTGATAGATTTATTGAGAAAAAAATGATGCTTATTTATGGAGAATTAGAATCTTTTGAAGATCAAATTAATAATCTTACACCAGATTTTGGAAAGCTTACTAGAAGATCTGGGTTTTAAAAATAAAAATGTGAGGGGATAAAATGCCAAAATTTAAAGAATTTGCAGATAATGTTTATACAGTTCCAATGATAAATAAAGAAAAATCTAAGAAGATGAATCCTAAAACTAATAGGATGAAAACATCAAAGAAAACAAAATTTCATACAACAGAAGTAAAACCAGAAGATAGAACATTCAAAAATATACCAAAATATTCTACAGGCAAAAACAAGGTCAGATTTCAAGATTGGTTACTAATAAAAGGTGAAAAAACAAAACAAGATCATAGTGCTAATTCAATAGGATATTCTGAGGCTGATGGAAAATATTATGGATGGTCACATCGTGCTGTGAGTGGTTTTAAAGCAGGTGATGAGGTAAAGGGTGATGATCATTTAGGCAAGAAGGTTGAATATCCTAAACTACCAAATGGAAATACAGATTTTGATAATGGCAAGTATGAAAAAGATTTTACAATCAAAAATATGGCGCATGCAAAAGAAGTAGCAACTACTTTTGCAAGCAATGTTTCTTAGTCATTTGCAGCATCTTCATAACCCTCACTATAACCTTTTTCATAACCATTATCATAACCCTCACTATAACCTTCTTCGTGTCCATCAGAATGTCCTTCACTATAACCATCAGAATGTCCTTCATCATAACCATTAGAATGTCCATCATTCATACCTTCATTCACACCATCACTGAACCCATTTTCATATATATCATTTCTTTCATCTTCAGAAACATTATTTTCTTTTAAAGATTCTTTATATCCAATACATTCACCATCTTCTATTCCTAAATAGTAAACAAAATCTATTACCTCTTCTATAATATCATATTGTTCTTGTGATCGAGCGATTCGTTTTATATTTATTTTCAAATCTTCATAACCAAGTTTTTTTCTTTTAGATTCGTCTATTATTTCTTTTAACATATTAAACATCCTTTTAAAAAAATAGATTTATTTTTTTCTTTGTATTTTCTCTTAATAGTTTTTCCTTATTCATTGGTTCTAGAAGTGTATTGATTTTCTTCAAAAAGAATTTTTCAATCATTTTATTTGTATCGAAGCTAACAACCTTTTCAAATTCTTTTGGCCAGTTATTAAATGTTATTGATTCTATATTATATGCATTTTTCTTAACATATACAACTCTGGCCTTCATTCCTTCATGAATATCTTCATATTTATCTTCTAGTTTTAGCTCTTTTAATAGCATTCTATAATTATGAACACCTTTTATATGCCAAGGTGTTCCTTTTATTGGAAAACCAGTTCCTAAATATTTTTCTAATTTGTTTATTCCTATATTAGCTGATAAATCTTCTGGATGAAGTTTTTTTAGTTGCTTCTTATATACTTGTATTTGTTCGCTTATTTTATCATCTGGGTGCTGTTTTAAAATCATTTCCAAAAGTTTTTTTAACATTGGTCTTACAGCTTGTGCTGTATCTGATCTAACAATTTCAAGTCCAGTTACGGAAATTTTATCAGCGGGTGTTCCTTCATCATCAACAACCCAGTAGGCATATTTTTTCTTTTTAATGAATAATGCTGATCTAGCAATAATCTCTTGTTTAAAACCAATTTTAAAATCTTTTACTTGTGAGTTATAATCATTCTTTTGTGTTTCATTAAAGATTCTTTTATTTATATTATCTTCTATTTCTTTAGATATTCTTTTTACATATTCTATTTTTTTATCACTATCCAAATTAAACCATTTATTTTTATCATTTATATTATTAATGATAAAGTTTTCGATGCCTATATAGCACGAATCCGTGTCTCCGTAAATTATGAAGTCTTTATTCATTTACTCAATCTCCAGTATAATATTTTCTAATTCTTTATTTGGATTGTTTAATAATTCATTAATAAAACGTTCGCCTTCTTTAATTGTATGGCGACCACAACTTGTGATAGCTTCGGACATATTAATATTAAAGTATCGCGAATATGGTACAGATGTAGCACCAAATACAGCGTTTAGCCAAATTTTAAGTGCCCATTGAAATGAAAACAGTTCTTGTGCTCTTTCCAAAACTCCTTCTTTTTCTTTTCCATCATGCATTTGTGATGCTTGATTTCTTAAATCTCTCATTAATGTTTTTATTTCCTTACGTTTAAAGAACACTTCTCTTTCAACTTCTGATATTACACCTATCTTTGATGTAGAGAATATAGATCCACAAGGAGCAATTGCTATCAACCCTTTTTTTAAAACCTTATTAAAGTTAGTTAGTTTTTTATCTTCCATTTTCACAATGCCAGAATTTTCTTTAAACATATCAAATGGCATAAATTCTTTATTCTTAACACATTCAATAATATAACTTTCTTTGAGGCCCATTATTCTTCCAATATATGTTTCAACAGACATATTAAGAGCTATAATATGTGATGGATAAGAAGATGTGATATCAACAGATGTCACCCAATTATGCATTCCTTTTTGTGGATCTTTTACATAAGCGGCTTCAAATGTTTCTTGTGTTCCACCCATAAAAATAGGAGCACATAAATTTTTTCTTCTGAAATATACTAACATAGCACCTTCAATTAATTGTGTCATTACATTATAATATTTCATTGGTGTTTTTGTTAATAATGATAGTGATTGTACGAGCTTTATATATCCAAGCTTATCTTCTAGTTGACGAACTCTTTCACAATCTATTATATTATATTCAACATATTTATTCCAGTTTTTATTAAATAGTTCATTGAGACTACTATATTCTGAATAATCTAACTTACCGACACCAAGTTCTATTTCTGAAATATACCCTAGTTGATAATTCTCTGGTTTATTTGGCGAATACCATTTATATATACTATAGTAATCAAGTATACAAACACCGGCTATATCTATATTGAGCTCATCACTATTTTTTTGTTTCCATGTTTTAACAATTTTCACTGGAGACATTAAAACATGTGGACTATTTTTAAATAATATTTTTGATCTATTTATTATATAGGGTAAATCAAAGTTCCATATGTTCCATCCAGATAAAACATCACAGGGGTTTCTATGTATATAAAGAAAAAACTTTTTTAGTAAATCTTTTTCATCTTCACATTTTATAAATTCAACATTTTCTTTATTTCCAGTATATTCTTTTATACCAAATGACATTACTTTTTTCTTTATATTATCACTAAAAGAAATAATTGTAATTGGATCAATTGGTTTTTTTGAATTTGGAAATCCTTTACTAGTCAGAACTTCTATATCAATGGAATAAATTTTAAGATCTGGTACAACTACCTCATCATCTGGTATATCATAATATCGTTCAGTTAAAAACTGGATTTCTGGTCTGACTTTATTTTCATAACAAGTATTATTTGATTGAAAGTTATAATAATCATGATAAGTATGAAAATCTTTTTTCATAACTGGTATATTGTCTATTGTTTTTGCATTTGCTCTATCTCCAATAGATTTTATAAAAACATATGGAACCCATTGAAATTTATCATATAAATCTTTGCCGTTTACTTGTTCCCATATATGTACTGTCGATTGACGAGTATTATAATAAACATTCTTAAAAATTTTAACTACCCCCTTTATTCTTCTTCTGTTCCTAAATATCTAAATTCTTTTATAGATTCTCTTAGTAAATCATAACCACTTTTATTATATATACAATAACTTGGGTGAATACTAGTTAAATAATACATATCATATTTATTGGAATAATATGACCGAGCATTTTTTCTTAATATACCACTATATGAACTATCTATTGATCCACGTGCAAAATTTCCAAGCAATATCATCCTGTATGGTTTAACAACTTTAATATATTTTTCCCATAATTGTTTACATAAAGAAATTTGATCTATACTCGGCTTCAAATTTCTAACACCATCTGTGGGTCTACACTGAACACTGTTGATTATCAAAAACTCTTCTTTTCTAAAACCATATTCTAACATTATATCCCATAACATTCTACCTGTCTTACCTACAAACGGCTCATTATTTTCAACTTCTTCTCTACCTGGTGCCTCGCCTATCATAGCATATTTTGATAAAGATGTCCAATATGGTATAACATGACCACCAGTATATAGATCACACTTTTTACAATTTAAAATCATATCATCTAATAATTCTAGCATTCTTATTTCTTTATCATCTAGCATATTTTATAATCCTGTAGATCCAAATCCTTGTGATCCTCTTTCAGTTGATTCAAGTTCATCTACTTCAATTATTTTAGACACAAATACAGGTGATATAACACCTTGAGCTACACGATCACCAATTTTTATTATAAAATCTTCATGCTTGTTGTTATTAACTATTGGTATCATTATTTCACCAATATATGATGTGTCTATTGTTCCTATACCTATTGCTATATAGTTAGGATATTTTCTTGATAAACCACTTCTTTGTCTTACTGTCATTTCATGATATGATGGTATTTTAATAGCAATTCCTGTTCTTACCATCACTATCTGATCATAAGATATTCTATAATCAAGTATAGATGATAAATCAAAACCAACATCACCAGTATATACATACTTTGGTATTTTAGCAAGCCTATGTAATTTTTTAACTAATATATTCATTATCTCCTACTTCGACCCCCTTGTTGTCTTCTTTGTATTTGTGCTGCTTCTCTTTCATCACCAGATATTGATCTATCTTGTATCCATTGTTCCATTTCTGTTTCATCATACATTTTTAAACTTCTAGCATCATAATATAGTTTTAATGATTCACCAACTCTTCCACCAAGCCTATTTTTTACAATTTTACAACTAAGCTCATTTTGATAAATCATATTATCTTCATCAACACCCATGATACACATAAAATCCGCTGTAGCTGGAAGACCTATTGATTCCGCAATATAGTTAAAATTAATTTCTTCAAATCCAACAAATGATCCTTCTCTATTTAATTGACTAACAGATACAACAGGCACTTCAAATTCAAAAGAAAGTGCTCTGAGTTCTTCTGATATTCTTTTAACAGTGGAATACATATTATTTTCAACCTTATATGCTGTTTTCATAAGGTTAATATAATCAGCATATATAATATCTATTTTAATACCACGCATCAATAGTTCTCTTAAATATATTTTAAAGTCCAACACTGATGCCTCACCTGTTGGAAATTGTTTAATATATAGATCACCTCTATTCGTATCGTTTTTTAATTCTCTTAAAGCAGTAATGAGTTTCTGTTTTACATCAGGAACATTATACATTTTATTGATATCAAGTAATGTATATATAGCATCAAATCGCTGAGCAAATGCTACTTCTGCCATTTCTAATGTCATAAGAGCCACATTATAACCATTTTTAACCTGTCTTGCTGCAATGTTAGCAAGAAAATTAGATTTAAAACCATGAATTTTAGCAGCAAATATAGATAGAGTAAATGGCGTAAATCCACCATTTATAAATTCATCTAGTTGTGCAAAATATGTTGGTATTCTTGTATCAACAGCATTAAATATTTCTCTTAGACGTTTTCCCAAATCACCAAAATAATTTAGACCTAGATCAACTTTTATGTCTTTACTTAAAGCATTCTCTATATCCTTTTGTATTTCTGCTCTTTTATCAGGATCATCAACCTTATCAACAGATGATATAATGGCCTTCTTTATTGCCTTTTCTTTTAAATAACTATTTGTTTGTGTTAGTAAATGATCATAATTTCTTACTATATCATAATCTATTAGTTCAACATCTGATAGTGATTCAATAATATCATCTTTATTATCTTCAAATGAATTTATTATTATATCCTTTTGTGGAATATCCTTATACTCCATAAAGTAATCTTTAACAAACTCAAATATATTTGATATAGAAGAGTCATCAAAATAATCTTTTTCAAATACAGAAGAGACAACTGCTATATATTTTTTATTACTTAACATTCCCTTTACTATTAATTTTTCTAAAAAATCTGAATTCATCCTTTCTTCCATATTATTCCTCACCAAAATCTTCTTCTAATTCTGCAAATATCGCTTTTGCTTTTTCTGCTTGTTCTCTAATCATATCACCATAATTAAATATAGTTACATCGAAATGCCTTGTAATTGATTTATCAAGTTTATCCCATGTATCAATATCATGTAACCTAGACATGATATAGAGCATACATTGAGCAAGTTCATATGCTGTAATATCCGGTTGTGGATTCCAAATTGTTTCGTATTTAATTTCTTCTAATTCGGTCATTTTATTCTCCTTTATATTATAAAATCCTCTTCTTGTAAAATCATAAATATTCTTTCTTTTTCTTTACACTCGTTACACCATATATGTTTACAATTATCACATTCTTCTTCTATTTCTTCCGGTGCCTCACAACTAAATTCATTATCATAATCAAACAAGCTATATCCACAATCATTAGATAGATTTACGCCACAATTTGGACATAGCACTCTGTTAGATTTTATAACTTCCTCAATAATTATCTTATCTATTATACCCATATTAAATATTATTATACTATAATTAGATAAAAAAGTAAATGTGTTTACTTTTATTGTTGATTGTTATATCATAAATAAAATAGGAGAGATTTATATGGAAGAACTAGAAAAACAAGAATTAGTTGACCAGTCTAAAGAAGAGAGTAAAATAATAGAAGAGCTAAAGCTAGAACATCCTATAGATGAAATGGTGAAGTTTTCTGAAATAAACATAATGGATCGGCTCAAAGAAAATTCCTTTATGATCGTTAAGTATAGAGAACACTATTATCTAGAAAAATCCAAAATGGAAAAGTTAGATGATTTGTATGAAAAACTTCTAGGTTTAAGATATAAATACTATAGATTTGATGATGATCATGCGTGGACAAAGGTTGAGATCGAAAAATACTGTCTACCTTCGGATTCAAAAGTATTACAATTTAAGAAAATAATGTCGAGACAAAAAATAAGAGTAAAGTTCTTTGAACTTTGCTATAAAGGATTCGAGCAAGTTGGTTGGCGAATGAAAACATTTTCAGACAATTTGAGAAGTGGAGTATAAATGAATAATGTAAGAATATCAAATCACAATCAAATGCAAATCAAAATCAATACAGAGAGTAAAGAGTACATTTCTGGTATGAAAGAGTTGTTTACTCAATATGTAGAAGGATTTCAGTATATGCCACAATACCGCAGCGGCTCATGGTCAGGAAAAACATGTATGATTACAAATTTTCACAACACTCTACCATATGGTTTACTAGTTGATCTAATAAAATTTCATAAAAAACATTTCTCACGTTTTCATTTATCTATAGATGATGATGTTAAAGTATTTTTCAAAGGCCCATCACTTAAAGTTAAGAATAATCTGTCATTAAAACCAAGATTCTATCAAAAAGAAAGTATAAGAATATGTTTGGATAGAACAAAGGGTATTATTAGATCAGCAACAGCCTCAGGTAAATCACTAGTAATATCATATATAATAAAGACTTTACTAGAGAATAAAAATATCACAAATGTTGATAGAGTATTACTATTCGTCCCGACTGTAAGCCTAGTAGAGCAATTTTATAATGATATGATAGAATATGGAATGGATGAAAAACTAATAGGTAGAGTATATTCAAAGAAAAAAGAATGGGATACACCTATTACTATATCTACATGGCAATCACTAATGAATAATCATGACAAATTACCAAACTATGATTGTATAATAAGTGATGAGGTGCATCAAGCTAAATCACATGAGCTTAAAAAAATATTAGTTAAAGCTGTAAAAGCTAACTATAGATTGGGGTTCACAGGCACTCTTCATTCTAGTGAGCTTGATAATTGGAATGTTAAATCATATTTAGGCCCTGTGTTAAAAGAATATTCATCTGGTTTTCTAGCAGAAAAGGGTTTTATAAGTAAATGTAATGTACATATATTAGGAGTTGAATATAAAGATGAAAATATTGATGGAACTTATGATGAAGTTAAAGATATTATATTCACTAATAGATCAAGAATTAATATTGTTAGTGATCTTATTAATAGGCTTGATCATAACGTTTTGGTTCTAGTTGGTAAAGTGGAAAAGGAAGGCGATTTCTTACTTGATGAATTAAAAGAAAAAAATATAAACAAAGAAGTTGTGTTTCTTTCTGGACGAGATAGTGTAGAAGATAGAGAAAAGTGGCGAGCTGAAATGATGGATAGAAACGATATTGCTTTAATTGCAACGTATGGTATATTTGCTCAAGGTATTAATATTCCAAATTTAAAGTATACTATACTTGCTTCTCCATTCAAAGCTAAAATAAGAATACTACAATCAATAGGCAGAAATTTACGAATACATGAAAATAAAAAACATGGAGCACATATATTTGATATATATGACCATGTTAAATATCTTGAAAAACATGGGGTTGTGAGATATAGATTTTACGATAGTGAAAAATTCAGTATAAATGAATATGATCTGAAAGAGGGTGTTGATTTTGATTTCTCACAACTTATTCTGAAATAGTGACAAATTTGAACATATGATCTTTTTCAAAGTCTAATTTCTTTTGGCTGAAATCTGGTTTCATTGGACTACCAAGTAAAAAATGATTAGTTAATATATTATCAGGCGCAGCATCTATTAGAAAATATTCTTTACATTTAAAGGTTACTTCAACTTTTGATGAATGTGCCTTTCTTAAATTTTTATCAGTGTAACCATTAATATAATAATCAAGATTGCTGGTTATTTCATCATACCTATTTTCTGTTTTTTCATCAATATATTCACTAAAAGTTATTTCTGGCATCCATTCAAATAAAGAATCATCGACCATAAGATCTGCTTCGTCTTCGTCTTCAGCATCACCATCATCAATCACATTACGTATAATCTGATTTTTTGCATCATCCAATTGTGATTCCATTGTATCATCATTATCATAATACCATGAGCCGCCAGCAGTGTCCTCACCAAATTCCCATTCCCATTCATTCTCTATGCTACCATCATTTAAAAAATCGTCCCTAATAATTTCTCTATCTGGTATACTCCCTATATTATCATCTATTTCACCAAATAAATCATCTATACGTGGATTATAAACAAATTTATACTTCTTTCCTATTGGTAGAAATATTCCTATTTGGCCATAATTTTTTGCACTACTTTTCCTTGATGTTGCAAACACGCCTTCGCTACGCGGCCGCCATCCAAATTCATTATAGAATTGATCATCAAGATATTCTTGCATTTCTTCATCCATATCCACTGTACGTCTATCTTTTCGTGGCTTAATTTTCACCAGTTTTTTATCATCAAGTCTAGTTCTAGATCCTCTATAAAACCAATCATCTAAACCAACTCTCTTCATATGTTTTATAAAAGGCATACAATATTTTTCTATAACATTTATAATACCATATAGTTTAAGTTCATCTTTTTCTTTTTCAGTTATATATTGTTGAATTTTCATGATCTAAAATGATCATTTATATCTTCTAGTTTTTCCATAACATATCCAAGATCACCAACATATCCCCAATCCAAGGGTTTCTTAGAGAAACCTTTCTTATGTTTCTTTAACTTTGTAGTAATTGATTTTAAAAGCTTTTCTATTTCTTTCTCATTCTTTTTATATCTTTCTACTGCTGATTCTTTCTTACCATAAACCATTGAATCCATATCCATACCAACTACATTTTTCTCATTTAAATATTTTTCTATTTTAGCCATTTTATATACTCCCATATTTTTTAATTAAACCATCAACGTTCTTATGCTTTAGGTTTGTTCCCTATTGCTGCTCCATATGATCTACCCATTTTAAGCAATGTCTTAATATCTAATGGAATGAACAATGCTTGCATTTTCAAATTTGGATCTGTCAGCATTACTTGTCCATGTCTATGATGCCCATCTAATATATATTTTTCTTTAGATACTATTACAGTAGTTCTTAAAACAGGGGAACCAGATTTGGGAGCGCCAAATTTTTTAATATTACCTACTAACTTCTCTAGCCATACTTGACCCTGTAAAAGCTTTAATTTCTTTCCGGATATAGTAGTCCATTTAGCAAGAATCTTATCATCTTCTGGATTACCATCTTTTTGACCTAACTTCACCCACTTCTTACCTTCCTTCTTATTGAGATCAGTTGGAAATAATTCTTTACCTAATGCGTAAGGTTTGAATATATCTATTTCTCCTTTTTCCAATCTCTTATCAAATGTCTTCATATCATTTGGTTCTATAACAGGCATTTGTATTCTTGGTATATCCAATGATTCATTCTTATATAATTTTTGAAGAATCATGTAGTTCTTATCAAAATCTGGAATTGATTCATTTAGTACTTCTACACTTCCAAATGTTTTTTCGGCATATGCCCTTGCTTTATCTAACGGTATATTTGCAACATTAAGATTATAGTTTCCACCCTCTATTAAATATTCTTGAAATCTCATTTTGTTACGCTCCGTATTTTCTAATTAAGTTATCAATCGTTTCTTTGTCATCAACATCAATATTGTCATCCATAATTTTCTCAGTAACCTTTCTAATAATTTCACCAACTTTTGGTCCTGGTCCGATTCCTAATATTTCCATAACCCTATCACCATCAACAATTTTAAGCTGTTTATTGACGACTTTCATGCCGAATTTCTCTTTGATCTTAATGGCCTTATCAACGATTTTTTCAAACTCACCCTTGTACATAAATGCTTCGCCTCTTGAATATTCATCCGCTCGACCAACGGCAACCAATACATCCCAATCATCATCACTAACAAGTTTAGCAATTTTAGATGGTTTCATTTTCAAAATATCATGAAATTTCATATGGGCACCAACAGCAAATATAATAGCATTTCTTTCTTTATTACTCATTTTAAGTCTATCAGCTATTTGGTTTACTAGCTCTATACTCTTTCTAGCATGACCAAGATAACGAGGCAGCCCATTCTTATGTGAAAGAGTTACTCCTTTACCAACGTCATGAAGTAGGATTGCAATGTTTTTGATTGGGTTTTTTGTTTTGCTTGCTGATAAAGCTTTCATTACATGGGCATATACGGTTCCACCTTCTCCTCTTGTTTCAGGATGATGAACCAAATTTTCTCTATACCATTTAAGATTCATTACTTCTGGAAGTATAAATCTAAGTAGTTTTAAGTCAGCAAGTATTTGAATATACTTGGCAAACTTATCACCAGATTGACTAGCTGCTTTAATCAGCTCTTCTCTCAAACGCTCTGCTGATAAATCCTGAATATTAGGTGAAAGTTTTTGTATGGCCTTTGTAGTATCTTTATCTATATCAAATCCAAGTTTCGCTGCGAATCTTGGTGCTCTCAACATTCTTAAATAATCTTCACCAAAACGTTCATAAGGATTACCAACAGTTTTAAGAACTCTATTCTTTATATCTTTTTTACCATCGAAGTAATCTATGATCTCTCCTTTGGCATTAATACCCATAGCGTTTATAGTAAAATCACGGCGACCGGCATCATCTTCAAATGATCCTGTTATAGTAATTGATTCTGGCCTACGACCATCACTATACTTACCATCGTTGCGAAACTGCGCGATCTCAAAATCAAATCCTTTATGTTTTATAACAACAATTCCGAAATCTCTTGATTTACCAACATCAAATGATCTCCATAATTTAGAAATCTCATCCATAGGCATATTCGTGGCAATATCTATATCATGTGGCTTTAAATCACCAAGAACAATATCTCTTACAGATCCACCAACTATGTAAGCTTTGTATTTGGCTTTATTGATTTTGTTCAAAACATCAACACCAGCAGCAAGTTCTTTATTAGTGGATATATATTTTTTCCATTGTTTTAACATTTCTTTAGCTTCTTTTATATATTGTGTTAGTCTCATGTGGTTTCCCAGAATATTTCAGCCCATTGCCCATCAAATCCAAATCCTTGTTTTAATTCACTACCAAATGTTTTCTTAAATAATTTCCAGTATTCATTTACACTAACTTTATACCAAGGCCATCCATTACCAAAATCTTGACGCGGTGTTCCTTTACCCATATGCGTCCATACCATATCTGTATTTTTAAGTTTAATTGTCTTGTATAGTTTTTTAAACTTTCTATTTATTACTTTATTATCTAATCTTTCCATTTGATCAAATGGCAATTTATTGAATTCTTCTTGGCTCATACCATATTCTTTTTTAAAGTCATTGTCCTTTATTCTAAGTCTATGTTTTTCTTTACCACCAACATATCCACCTAGAAAAGATAATTCATATTTTTTAGCTTGGACAGGTAACAACCATATACCCTTTCTAGCTGGTGCTTGATTATTATCTCTATGAGTTTGTTTTTGTCCAGACATCGAGCCTAAACGAATAAAAAACTTATCAATGTCTTCTTTTATATAATGTGTTAGTCTCATATTTCCAACTTCCTCAATTGTTTTATAGTATCACTTGTATTCTTATGTAATATACCTATACCACCCTTTGATTTCCATTGTCTTATATTTCTTTTATTATCATCTATAAGTACTGAATTTCCATCAGCATGATCTTGTTTTTGAATACCTAATACTACAAGAGATGTTCTAACGAATCCAGATCCAAGATGTTTATTTATCCATTTCTCTTTGCCTTCTATTGCAGAATGAACTGTTTTTGGTCTAGCTGTTAGAATTATAGGATCATATTTTTTTATATAGTTCCATAATTGTTTTCCATCATTAGTCCATTCTAGTTCAGACCAATATGATTCACCTATTTTTTTAACTTCATCCCAAACACCATTGTTAGTCATGTTTTTCTTTAACTTCCACCCACTCCAATCATCTACATTTGAATCAATTTTATCTTTTATGCCTCTAATAAAATCAACTAGTACACCATCTAGATCACAATAGATTTTATACTCTTCTGATTTTTCTCTTATATAATTAGTTAGTCTCAATGATCCACGCCTGCTTTCTTTTCCATTTTTACCAATCTTGTATAATAATCAGGTATTTCAGATAAATGATCTAATGCTATTTCTTTAGCTATTTCTTTTTTATTTGTATGCTCTAATTCTATTTTAATACCTAATTTAAGTTCTTTAGGATCTGCGTC